ATGGGCTTATTCAATCATAAAAAAAAAGATGATATTGAATTTACAGAAACTAGCTCTTACGGTCCTATAAAAATAGATGAAACAAGAAAACTATTTAAATATAAAAGTGAAATTTTTAATTATACTGATTTAATCAGCTTTGAACTAATCGAAGATGGAAATCAAGTTACTCATGGAGGCATAAGCTTAGGAAGAGCAGCATTAGGCGGAATACTATTTGGAACTTCAGGTGCTGCGATTACCGGTGCATCAAAAATAAAAAAAGAAGATAAAAATTATTGCTCCCAATTAGATATAATGATCCACGTTAAAAATAGTCCTAAACCTACTAAGTTCATAAAGCTAATAACTTTTAAAATTGACAAGTCAAAATTCATGTATAAGCAAATGGCAAACACCGCAAAGGAAATTTTAGGTGGTTTAAACTATATATTGGATAACATAGAAACACAACCATCAAGTGATAATGCAATAGACCAATTTGATAATTTAAAAAAATTAAAAGAACTTTTAGATATGGGGATTCTTTCTCAAGAGGAATTTGATAAAAAGAAACAGAAATTGTTAGATTTGTAATAGATATTTGGGAGATATGTTATGGCAAAAATAAAAAAACGTTTAAGCAAACGAAGACAACAAATAAGAAGTATTTTTCATGATTGTAAACCTATTCACAAACGTATAACTTTGTGGATTATTGTTAGCATACTTTTAATAGATATAATCTTACGTTTTGGAATTCTTAAATAAATTTAGTTTCTTCAATTTACTAGTAAGCAGTTAGAAAATTGATTAGTTCATAAAATAAAACCCCAACTAGAGGTAAAGTCGGGGTTTTATTATTCTATCCATTCATCATCGAAATATTCGTCTACGAATTCATCTATCGTTTCGCAATGTTCCGTTTCTTCTTCAAATGGATTTTTTTCAGGTGTATGTTCCTCACTCCACTTAGTAAAATTATGAATCTGAATGTTTCTAATATCATAAAAATCGATTTCTTGTTCACCAATAAGAACAACATCGAATTCTGCCATTCCACGAAACACGCCAAAAATATGTGGTTTTACGCGATCATATTCATCTAATGAGTTCAATTGGATTTCTAGTACCTTATTTTGTTTAATTGAACGATCTAAAAAATATTCTATTTGTCGCTGCGATTGCTGTGGTAGTCTCTCAATATTTCGAGCGTGGTATTCGTCTGTGTTTTTAATTGCTTCTGTTAATTCACCCAATGGAAAAGCTGTGGGCCACTTTAATTCGAATGGCCTGTCAACATAATCATTGTAAGGTTTAAACTCCTTTTTAGTTCGTCTCACCATCTGATACACTCTCCTATCAGATACATTATACGAACGTTTGTTCCTTTTTTCAACAAAAAATATTAACATAACAAAAAAACACCTATCTCTCATAAGAAAGAGAGCTAGGTGTTTTACTATGGACCATACAGGGATCGAACCTGTGACCTACGCGTTACGAGTTACTAAATAACAATAAGAATTAACTTAAATTCGCTTAAGATAAACAATTATATGTCTTGTGTTTAAACAACTTTGAGTAACTTTTACAACTTTATGCCCACGTTTCTGCCCACGAAAAATTGAAAATCCACGTTATTTTATACTGAATTCCAATTAACTAATTCGAATCACTGAAAAAGTTTATGATATAATAAAATGACATATACTTGAATCAATAAAATTTTTATGAAATGGGGAATTATAGTGCACTTAGGCCATGATAATTTTAGAACTAAAAAACTACCTATAAAATTAATTATACTATCGCTTGTTATCATTACAGTAGGATGTTTTGCACTTAATCAAAACTCAAAAAAACGAGTGCTTGTTGAAGAACATAAAGAAGAAACTAAACCTTCTTCAAAAAAAATTTTTTCAACAAATTTGTCAAACCTTGAAGGCTATTATATTGGACTAAAAAATAAATCTCAAAAACAAAATTCTGATCCTATAGTAATTACCTATATAAATTACGAAAAGTTGACTAACAATGATAGTAAGGCTTATTTTTCAACTAAACTCATTAATGACACTGCTTCTTTAGAGATACCGAATGCATTAGATGAATTAGCTACCCAACCAGATTTAATAAATAAAACTTTCTCAACTCTAGCTCGTATCGCCGATAACTTTTTTACCGCTAACATGAATGAAGGTAAAGACGGTAATAAATTATTTCACGACTTAATGCTCTATGTCCCCTATAGTCCTAATAATTATCAAATTTTTCTTCAAATTGATAATGATAACGGAGAAACAGATAACTACATGCTTGTTAAATCAACCAAAGAAGAGCTAAGTGCATTAGAAAAAGTCCCCGTAGATGAATTTCGAGATAAAATTTTAACTAAAAAATTAAACTTACTCAACTTTGATAATACTGAAAGAGCTTTTTATAATGTGGCATCTAATTATGTAGGCTATAAAAGCATACCTGTATTAGAATAATGTATTAAAGCAATTATTTCTTGTTAGTGATTGAAAAATTATCAATCATGTTCTTATGGACCATGACGGATTCGAACCATCGACCGAACGGTTATGAGCCGTTTGCTCTAACCAACTGAGCTAATGGTCCTGAAAACAAAATCACCCACAATCTGTCGTGTGATGGTGAGTGATTTTGCCATTAATTGAGATTCTATAGTGAATGTCATCACTAAAGAAAGTATACTATATAGAATTTTTCCTGTAAAACAAAAACCGCCCCTTGGCAAGGACGGTTTAAGTGAATGACTCCTTTATTGTATGTCTAATATACAATTATTTTTACTTTCAGGCAAGAATTTTTTTCAATAGTTTAAGGTTTGCCCTGGAAAAATCAAGTTAGGATTTGCTAATCCGTTTAAGGAAGCTAAGGTTTGATAAGTCATACCAAGCTTAGCTGCAATGCTAGATAAATTATCCCCATATTGGACTGTGTAAACATTACTTGTTGCCGATCCATTTACCTTCAAAACTTGACCAGGATAGATTAGATTTGGATTGGCCAATCCATTTAATGCCGCTAACGTCTGATAGTCTGTGCCATGTTGGTAAGCAATACTTGATAATGTTTCGCCATGTTGAACTACGTGTGTTGCTTCTGGCTGTTTATCAGGAACAGTTGCCGCATCTGGCAATAATTCAATATCACCTTTGCTAATCCATGACAAAATGCCTTCTAGCAATACTCTGCTTCCGGTTACTTCTTGCACTTTGTAACTATTGCCTTTTACCCATTGCGGAATAGCTTCACCAGTTGCCCAAGCATCGACATTAAATTTTACTTTGACGGTATCGCCAACTTTTACTGCAGAAGTAGGTGTTTTTTCAACTTCTTTACCTTCTTCTGTTGCTGGAGTGTCCGTCTCTGGCTTATCTGTATCTGTGTAGCCATTATCAGTAATACCTGTTAAGTCTACGTTACCATCTAAACCACCTGCAATATAAGCGGATGTGAATTGCCAAATGCCAATACCATCCATGCTTGGGAAATAAGCATACAATGGATATGGTGACACATCATCGATAGGATATGCAGCAATCCATAAAGAGTTAGGAAACTCTTTGATAATTTGTTGATAGTTTACATGATTTAGTGTAAATGGCTTATAGCTGTAATACATTGGAGTATAGCCAGCCTGTTTGATTCTGCGCATACCGTACAAAATTGTCTCTGTATTTGCTGCTTTTTCGGCATCTGAACTTACATATCCTCCATATCCATCTGGAACACTAGCCAACGCTCCATGTTCAAAATCTAATGCAACGATGGAATTTTTAGGCGTTTGAATACGTGGCAAAAAGTAATCCATTGTTGTTTTCGCAATGTCCATGTTTCCCCAAGTGTCATACCAAATATAGGTATGCGCACGTTTACCTTGTGCAATAGCACTTGCTACTTGCGTTTTATATGTGTATTGTTCATAAATACCGCTAGCATTGTAGCCACCAATCTGGGCAATAGCGAATTTATCATGCGCATAGCCAAAACGACCTTGTTCACCTTGATAAATCGCCCAGTCAACGCCTTGGTCTCCTTTTGCGGCAAATACATTTAAAGGCATAAAAAATAGAGCGACAAGCGCTCCAACTAAAATTTTCTTTTTCATTTATTTGTCTCCTTTTTATCTGATAAACCAGGCGTTGTATGGTCTGTCACAATTCCTAAAATAGTTAATACAACAAACACTGCATTGACAACATCTAGCAGTTGCTGATTAATCACATCAATTTGAAATTTATACCCAAAAGGAACTGCAACTACTTGAAGAAGTAGCAAAACTGCAGGAATAAGAGACAACCAGAATTGTTTATTTTTTATTCTTGATTTCCAATCAATCATTTTTATTTCCTCCAATTCCTCGAAAGAGGGTTTTATTTTGTTCTTCCAATCGACTAATGCGCACTTCATGGTTATTTAATCGGTCAACAGCCTGTTTTAGTTCTTTCATGCTATCTTCTAATTGAGAGAAGACATGATAGAATTTCATTAATGCGAAGATAATTCCGCTTAAAAATGTAATCACCGCTAACCATTGTTCTAGTGTTAAGTTCATCCTGCACCTACTTTCTACTTACAATAAAACCGCTTAGCTTTCGCTAAACGGTTTATCTTTAGTTTATTCCATCATTATTTTATGTTTCCGGGAAAGCATCTGCAGTGTACCAACTACCACAAACATAATGATTCCCTTTTCTGTCACTACCAAACCTAATTCCCTTCACGCCTTCCTCATATAATGCTCCATAATTACCTTGAGGATAGGTATATTGCACAGTTGTTAATGCGGTATTCCAATATCCTGCTCTCATTTCTTGATCAATCATAAATCCTTTAGGAATTTTAAAAATTTGGACCATGTTTGGCTTTAATTTTTCTACATCCACCACATTAACTCGCAAATAAGCATCGACCTTATTTCCCTTACGAACTAAAAGAATATTGGTTTCTGCTCCAAAAGCACTTCTGTATGCAGCTTCTACTTCATCAAGTCCTGCATTTTTGTAAATAAACATTTCATCTTTTAAAGCAACTTCTTTTCCATTTACTAAAGGAATTTCAGAAAACTCTTTAATCCCACCTATACGCTGGGGTTCAGTTAAATTCACAACATTCGGTGCAAATGCAACTTCTTTCCAGTCTGTCCATGTTGAAGGGATTCCACCAAATTGGCGAATAACAATTGTTCTCTCTGTTTGAAATAATTGTCTGACTCCACCTGAATCTTTATTAACAATCAAGCTTCCAGAGTTTGGTAATGGCTTATTTTCTACCCCTGTAGCTGGAATCGAATAAATACCTGGCTCCACAGCATCATTTAAATCTAATATTTTAGAATTTTTCCTTACAAATAGACCATTTTCTGCTTCAGCTTGTTCAATAAATAAATCCTCTGATTCTTTTTTTGTATACGAACTGCCCAATGCTGCGAATTTTTTATTAGATTCTTCTTTAGTATAAGCTCCTACCTGTTCAGAAGTTACCTTATGAGGATTATCAAACTGCTTAGTATGACTATCAATGTTTTCGTGTGAGATTGCGATTCCATCTTCTACATGATTCATGCGTTCAGATGTTACAACTGCACCTAACGCTTTATTCTCTTCTTCTGTCTTTAATTCATCATATGTTTGCCAATGCTGTTTTTCATAAGACATAAAAACACTCCTTAATCATTACTGTCTTTATTAGATAGAACTGCTTTTAAAGCTGCATTTTCATATTCTAACTCTGTTATTTTTTTTAATAATTGATCAATTACTTGTTCTGACGAAATTTCCATTTCTTGTATAGGCATCATATATTCTCCTTTTCCACTATTGAGGTTGGTTCAGTCTAACATCTTCATAATTTTTTCTATATGCAATAATATTCCAAGAAAAAGGTATTTCTGGCTTGTCACTTTTTACAATAAAATAGGTACTCTTTATTTCTTCTACCCAAATTGAACCTTCTCCGTAAGGACTTAACATAACATGGTAGTTTTCATTTTTAGTAAAAATTGTTTCTAAGAAAATAGATTCGATTTCAATTTTTACTTGGCCGTCTGATCCAGTTACTGATTTTCCATAATCTGCAAAATAATATTCTGGAGTTTCATAAGCATTTAATAAACGCTGTCCATAGTTTTCTGTATCAACAAGAGAATTTTTAGAGCCAGTAACACTAAGGTTTCCTGTGACACTTGTAGAAGTAGCGGATATACTAATCCTTCCTCCAGATGATCCTAATACTTTAGTATCATTATTCCCTATACTAAAACCACTACTACTCACATTTAAATTAGGACTCTTACTGGCTGTAGAAGAATAACCAAAGCTCCCAGGTGCAAAATTCAAACTATGACCACTACCAACAACATAAAAATTATCTAAATTAGCTGTTCCTGACATGTTATTAGTGGCGCCAAAAAATGACAAAAATGCTTTATTAAGCTTTTTATTAAATATCGTAAAAGATCCTTCATCTGAAACTTCTAACCTAACATTTCCTTCTTTTTGATTTATGAGAGTAGTATAGAATTTGAAAATTTCTTTTTGATCACTATTTCTTTTCCAAGTAATGGACCCATTATCTTCTATCATCGTGAAATCTTGTCCTATTGACGTTATTGTAGCGCTCTTTATTCTTACTCCTTCAATATTAATTGCAGTCAAAGTACCCGTACTAATTGCACTAGCATCAAGATTAACTACTCTTATTTTACCAGCATCTAAAGTTCCTACTTTTATTGTTCCAGCATCTACAGAACCTATCATCCCGTGAGTAATAATCGCATCATCAATTTTTGTTTGATCTGTTAGCCAAATTTTTGCACCTGTAATTTTAAGCCATTCTTTTCCATCCATTTCTTGACTTAAATTAATTGTTTTCACGATTTCGTCGGAAGGGGTAGAATTTTCAATTTTCTCCTTAATATCTTCATCTAAAGCAGTTGAGGTTTGCATTACCCATTTTCCATCTCTATATATCCAAATTTCAGTATCTGGACCATTAGGTTTAAACCACAGGTCCCCTTCTTTCGGATTTTTAGGTTCGTCTGTCCCATCATATACATTATTTTTACCAGCAGCATCAACTCTAGAATATAAATCATCTAGTTGTTGTTGAATAGGTCCTTTGAATTGAGTTGTTTGTGATGAAATAGCTTTAGTGTCGGCTGAACTCGTTCCTTTTAAGCCACCTCTATATTCTAAAGAATAGCTTAGATTAGGACTTTTGAATTTGTTACCTTCTCTATCTGTAAAAGTAATCCAATCTCCAACTTCCAATGCTGGATTACCTCGCCAAGATAAATTGTATGGGTAAAAGTTTAAATTCCTTAATTTCACATACATATCATCTAATAATGTTTGTGTCATAGAATTATTAGATAACTTTATCTGAGCTCCTTTATCGGAACCAGCTTTAAGTAATATAGTTTCACTACTACCTTCTTCATCAGATCTTACTTCACAAGAAATACCGCCAAGCTTGTACATTAATTCGTTCTTTTTTAGGCCTTTCATAAAGTATTCACTTGGCGTTATTTGAAAGCGTGGATCTGTCAGATTTCTTATAGTTAAAAGTCCATCTCTATTAAAATGAGCGTATCCGCATTCAAATTGTGCTATCATTCCAATTGCTTGTCTATAAGTACAGTTTTTAGGAGTTTTTATTCTAACCGTGCTTAATCCATTAAATGACGATAAATCAACTTTAATACCAGCTTTATTAGCAATATCAATTGCAATATTTCTTATTGTTTCCATTTCAGGTAATTCTGACTTGTACATTCCTTCCATATAAACGAAACTGTCTAAAGCTTTAATTGTAGTCTTTTTCTCATTTCTATCAGGATCTGATTCTGTAATATAGAAAGTTCCCATATTAACATATTCATATTCAGTTGGCTTATATCCAACTAATTTAGCTGAACCTATCTTAGCTGAGCCTACTTTTGCCGGTTTAACTGAACTGATATCACTTTCTGCATCATGAATTACAACACCTAATTCAATTACGATTTCGTCCATCTCTTCAAAATCTGTAATTACTGAACAAAATTCTATTTCTAAAGAGTTAGAATACGTAGAGCCAATTTGTAGGCTGTCTCCGACCATTGCACCATAGTCAAGTTTTAAATAATTAACATCATTACCAGTGTATACTTTATTTTTTGCAGTTATACGAGTGACGATATTTCTATCCATGCTTTTTATTTTTTCTAAAAATCTTTCTGAAACTTTTAACATGTATACTCCTTTCTGCCTACTGTTCAATAAAGTTCATTTCTAATCCTTCCCACTTCAATTCTTCAAATTTACCATTCCATGAATAAGAAGGAGCTGTTCTATCACCTACATAAAATGTTTTAACTCTTTGCCTTCCAATCAAGGGGTCTGGGTATTCAACTTGAAAGAAATTACTTTTTACAGCTTGCAAAATGGAAGAGACCTCTGAATCACTCAGAGGCCCCCACTTCATTGTTAATTTAATTTTCTCTGCAATTACATCTCGTACCATTTCTCCGTTAGCATTTCTGCCGCTAGAATCAGCATCAATTGCTTGTATCCCTACTGAATATTCTTTAGGATATCGAACAGTCTGTCCGTTTATTTTTAACATTCCAGACATAGTTTCACCTCTATATTTCAAGTGCATTATAACCAATTTTCCGATTATACTCATTAATTTTAGATATAGCAATTCGAGCAAATTCTTCTCCGCCTATGTTTATAATTATATCACCATCCCGATTTTGTGAAGCTGATGCACCAAGAGAACCCACTAGGGACATAATTGCATTAACCAAAGAATTCTCTAGTTTAGAAATACCATAACTATTTACATTATTTGGAGAGGAATTGTTAAAATCAGCATTATTTATTGTACTTTGTGACGAATATAATTGGTCAGGCATACGCAGATTTTTAAAGTCTTTAAATTGATTATCTGGATTAAAAGGATTTGCGCCAGCTGGAACAACCATTTCTCCTTTATGAATCATTGCTAATTGATCCTCAGGTACCCAAGGTGTTCCTTTAGCATAGCCATGTCCATGACCAATAACTTGAAGCATTCCTGTAACGCCGTATCTGTTTTTTGCATAGTTTATTGCTGCCAATGAATTGTCAAATCCATTAAAAATATTTCCATGACCTGGGAATTTATATGCATTGAATGTAGCAGATATTGTTTGTAGTAGCCCTTTTGCAAGGTCTCCTGAAATAGTGTTTACATCAACATACCCACCTTGTACTGCTTTTTCATTTCCTCCAGATTCAGATTGCACTTGCCTTAACCAAGCACCAGTATATGTTTCATTAGAAGGTAATCCATTCATACTTAAAGCCTTTTTAATAACAGGCCTCCATCTTTCAACTCCAGTACCTTTTGGGGATTCGCTACCCTCATCAAAGAATTTTTTAACAAAACCGACTGCGCCTTCAGTCATCTTTGATATTCCACCTTTAGCAATTGACAGCGCGGGTTCAAATACTCCAGATAAATCAGTAAATTTTGATATAGCAGCATCTAATACTTTTTTAGGATTGGTTGCATAGTCCCAAATATTCGAAGCTAAATCTTGAAGATTATCCAGCCACCCACTAGTTCCTTTAGCATAATTTGGTATTTGATTTCCTGGTATAACCTGAGAACCTTTAGGTAAGTTAACTAACAAATTTCTTTGTTTAGGGAATAAACCAGCTCTTCCGTCAGGCAGCATAAACATTTCTTGATAACGGCTGCCAGCAGCATCATTAACCATTGCATACCCTCCTGGATGTCCATTGGTACCTTTTGCATACCTTGGAACTTCCCAAGCAGTTAAACGATTACTTGATCCTACTGCTCCTAGTACCCAGTTAATACCATTGATGACTCCGTTTACAGCGCCCCCAATAACACTAACAATTCCATTACCAATCGCTGCTGCTCCTCTTTTCACAGCATTTACACCTCTGCTTAATCCTGAGCCTATTTTTTCACCCATTCCAGATGCCCAAGAAGCTACACTATCAAATGCATTTTTTGCATTTGATTTGATTGTGCTCGAATAACTTCCCATTTTTTCTTTCATATTCGACCATGCACTAACAGCATTATTTTTTGCTGTATTTGCTTTATCAGATACTGTACTTTTTACATTTTCCCAAGTATCAGATGTTCCTCTTTTTATTTCACTCCATTTATCTGAAACATTAGTTTTAATTGTAGATACTTTATCACTAACTGATTTTTTTGTATCTTCCCATTTTTCAGAGCTCCATTTTTTTACACTATCCCAAGCTTCAGATGTAGAACTTTTAATTCCATTCCACTTTTCATTAATCCATTTACCTAATTGTCCTGCTTTTTCTTTTACTGTATCCCAGTTTTTCCAAAGTAACACTCCTGCTGCAATAGCCGCTCCTATTGCTACCGTTATAGGGCCTCCTAGAATACCAACTACTGTACCAATCGCTGTTCCTACTGCAGAAAGCACTCCACTAAGGCCACCAATACTCGAAAGAAAAGTGAAGATTCCAGATAGAACTTCAACAACTTTCACAGCAGCTCCTATTACTTTAATCGCTCCTACAAATGTACCAAAAGCTATAACGAAATTTGAAAAACCTTCTGCGTGTTCTGAAAGCCATTGACCAATTGTAGACAACACGTCACCAAGTGATTTCAATACATCAACTACTATACCCCCTGTCCATTCGGCTAGGGGTTTTAATACATTGTTCCAAAAATAATCAAAAGCTGGCTTAAATGCGTCAATGACGCCACTAAGTAAATCAATAACTCCTTTTAACGTATCTAAAAATGCTGGTATTAAATCTTGAATAGTATAGCTTGCTAAAGGTAATAAGACGTTTTTATAGAACCATTCTAACCCTTCTCCGACCTTATCAGCTAATGGACGAATGCTTTTCAGTAAATTTTTAACACTACTTAATAACGGCGTAAAATCAAGAGTTTTAGCCCAGTCAGCAGTCGCTTTAGTTATACCATTTATGTGACTTAGAATATCATCAATAATTCCAAGAATTATTGAAAAGATTTCTCTTCCAGTATTATTAGATTCCCATGCTTTCTTTAATTGATCAGCAATATTACCTATTGTCTTGAAAATATTCGTATAGATTTCTAATATATTAGCAGCAATTGATTCGCCAGTACCGTCATTCCACGCATCTCTAAAAGCGGTCGCAACACTATGCAAAAGTTCTAAGATAGAGTTCCACATATCAAATATAGATTGTATAAGGGCCGTTCCTCTACCATCGTCTTCCCATGCTCTTCTAAATGCACCTGCTATGTCACCAATAATATTTAATACATCTGCTAATAATATTAGAAGATTTTCAATAAATCGCTGACCTGTCCCGTTAGTCCATACTTCCATAAATGACTTGCCTATAGCTTTTGCCAATCCTATTACTTCTTTTAAAGCATAGTTCCAAGCATCTATTACTTTTTTACCTTGATTATTCCAAGCATCTTGAAATGGTTTGAAAAAATCTTTAAGCAGATTTTTAAAGTTTTTCATCCACGCTGGCGGCTGGTAATCCCCTGTTGCTGCACCAAAATCAGTAGACGGTTTGTTAGGTTTATCTAAGGAACTATCATCCTCTTTGTCATTATTTAGACTCAATTTATTGATTTCGTCAAACCCCATCAATACTCGTTCTAATTTTTTCACTTTTTCCTTAGTTTTTTCTGCAGCATCTCCAGTATCTTCCAATGCTTGAATATCATCATAAAGTCCACTAGCTCCTGTCTTTGCTGCTTGATAAGTAGTTCCAAAAATAGATGCTATAAAAGCTGCAAATTGGCCTGTTAACGTTGCAAGTGCATTCATTAACGTATTAACTGCTGGTAAAATCGCTGTGTAAATGGGATAAAAAGCAGTCATAAGATTAACTTTGATTTGATTTAAAGAATTAGAAAATTGTTCATTGGTCCTAAAAGCTGCAAACAAATTTTTAGCTAATCCAGATATTGCTCTTCCAATTAATTGATAAACAATTAATGATGGTAACAATCCACGCATCGACTGACCTAGCTGTCCAGTTCGCCGAGACATTCCTTGTGTTCCTCGATTAACTTTATTACTAGTTAAAGAAAATATGCTACCGAATTTACTTACAAAACCTAGACTATCTTTAAAACCATTGCCTAATCCTCTTGATCCATGAGAAAGAGCATTTTGCATACGATTAAATACTCCACCATATCTTGAAACTGCACGCTCTGATTGTTTCATTCCGGCTCCTGTTTTAGTAGCTCCATCTACAGCATCTCCTGTACGAATTGACGAAGATCCCAACGCCGTATTAATTCGTGCTAAAGCTTTTCTCAATGAATTAGCTCTATCTTCTGTTTTAGCATATTCTTTTTGCAATCTATCATTGTCATTAATTAATTTATTCATTTTGACTGATTGCTTTTGAATAGCTTCTGCCGTTTTGTCTGATGCAGGAGTATCTTTAAACTCTTTAAAACCATTTTGAAAAGTACCTTTCGGAATCCTTTGGTCTTCATACGTACTTTTTAATCCTTTTATTTTCTTTCTCATAGCTTCTATTTGAATTTCGTTCAATGCCATTTTTTTCACAATGTTATCTAAAGAACTTGGCACCGAGTCAAATTCAGATTTTATCCCTTTGGCTAATCCCTTTGCTTGATCATGAAATTTAGTCATATTTGCTTGCGCTCTTGCGATTTGTTCATCGTATTTAATTGTTTTTCCCGTATCACCTTTTGCAGATGCATCTTGTCTTTGTGATTTTAAATACGCAACCTTCTCTTGTGCTGCTTTTGCTTGACCCATTTTTGCATTAATTTCATTGACCAGAGCGTCAACCTCTTTAGAAACTTTTGGTCTTGCTTTCCTTATACCTGATGCAAAGTTATTTCCAATATTACTTGATGCGTCTTTGGTATTTTTAGAAATAGTATTAGTCATACGCTCAACATTTTTAGACAATTCATCCAATTGCTTACTAAACGCTTGTACACCTTTATCTATATTTAGATTTTTTTCAGTTTTATCCATGCTATCTTTTGAAGTACCTTCAATTTTCTTTAACATAGAATCAAACTTAGGCCAAACTTTCTCCATAGCTGCATCGATTCTTGATAAGTTAACATCTAGCAGAACTTCTAATGTTTCAAGTTCTATCGCCATATTTTTCACCTACCTTTCTTCAATCATCTTTCGTTTCCTAGTTTCTTTAATAGCCTTGGCATTTTTCATTAAAATATCCTGATCTCTATACATTGAGTCTTCTTGGGTGTTGTATTCTTTTATTCCTTGATTAACCACTTGTTCAACGTCTTTCAAAAAAGGATATACTTCTTCAAACTTAGGGAATTTTTTTGGATCATTAAAAGCATAAACTGCTAATTTTTGTTGAGAGTAATCGAACATTGCTTTTTCTCTCAGATCGTTTTCTTTACACTTTTTGTTGGCTTGAATCTGTACCATAAGCTCATCAAAAGTCATAAGCCAATATTCTGAAGCTGGGATGCCTGCTTCTACAGCTTGTGGATACATAGCCTCTAGAAGCTCACTTAAAGTGCTGTATGTTACAGCATGCTTTCCTCCTCGGTTACTTCCTGATCCAGAGATTCCCCATTTGTCTCTTCTTTCTCCGTTTTTTTCTTTCCGAAAAAACCAGATTCATCTAAGAAATCATTAATTTCTGCAAATAAATCCATTGTAGTTTTGCCTGAATCAATATATTTTTCGAATGCATCAACCATAACCTTATCTGTTACACCACTCGTCTTATTTGCTCCTTGCAAAATGATGAGTAAACTATTTGCAGGTGGTAATTTAAGTTCCCCTTGTTTTTTTACAAATAATCCCATGATACCTTCATCTAATCGCTTTTCAATGTTAAGAATAGATTTCCCATCTAATCGCAATTGAAGTGTTAAGTCACCAAATTCAAACTCTTTTGTTAAAGGCATAGCTACTAAATTATTTTTTGACATTTACATTTCCTCCTAAATAAAAGAGCAGAGAGTTTCTCTGCTCTTTAAATTGTTGTTTATTTTGTTGTTGGAGCAGTGACAGGTGTAAAATCTGGTCCTTTGGATACTACTACAACTAAATTAAAACCAATAGCTTGATTGACTTCTGCTCCATCAAATTTATAATCTGGTTCTCCTGAAAAAGTCGCTGTTAATCCATCAGGATAGGTAATCGTGAAATCAAATGATTTGCCAGATTTTACCATAGTATGAATATCATTGAAGTTTGTTCCTTGATAAACGATAGCAAATTCTAAGCTTTCACTATCTTGTAATCCTTTAATATATGCTTTTTTTTCTGAACCCAAGTGAGTCACTTCTACTTTTTCAGGGTCTGTTCCTAATGCTGGAATGGATTTTACTGCTGCGATATCTTTTGAAGTTGCCCCATCTTTGTATGACAACTTAGTGCCTTTTGATAATAGCCCTTCAAATGCTGGTTCTCCAGCAAATAGTTGTAAATCTAATTTTTTCATTGTCGCTACCTCCAAATTTTCATTTTTTATAAACATATTTTGTTACATTGTCAACTACACCAGTTAGTTCAATGATAACTCGATGCATATCAGCTGTGTTTGCATCTTTACTAGTACCTGTAAATCCTATAGAATTAAACTTTTCTATAACTAATGACGTCAATGCAGTCAAACTAGTATTTCCATATAACTCAATAGTAATCATCCAAGTTGTCTGTAACTCTTTTTTTTGCGAATCGATTTCTTTTGGTTGTGAGCTAGTTCTATATATCGCGGAAGGGAATGAGGTCCAGTTACTTGGATAATCAGTTGCAACTTTCTTAATCTCTTTAACTTGTGTAAGTAATTTATAAACAATAGGTTTCAAGTCAATCTTATTCATAATTCCCTCAGCCTTTCTTTAACATGCTTTATATATATTTCTGAAGCTTGTTCAATCATTTCTTGAAGTGACGGATACAAGAACGGTCTCGAGGGCTGACCTTTAGTTATGAAAAAATCTTGGCCTTGAATCGTAATTTTTGGAATACCATACATAGCTTCTAAGTCTATTACTACTTTTTCAGCCGGGATAAACCAAGGTTTCTGCGAATAAACAGGCATTATTCCAGTCGGAACGTCTTTAGAACTTGCTTCTCCAATTTGCCCAGTACCAAACTCTCTGTAAATTGCTTGTTCTTTATCTGACCAAACACGGCCGACAAGATGACCACTCGCATCAACTACAACCTCATTTTTTAAACTTCCTGACAGTTCACCATTTCCGTATTTAATGCTGGAAGCCAAGCGTAGTTCTGCAGCTCCCTGAATCAATTCTGTAAGTTCAAAAGTTGCATCCCATGCTGCATCAGATATTAACTCTGTCGCTTTCTTTGTTTTACGTTTAAGGCGGTCTAAGCCTCTAATCTCAACACCCATTACACTCCTCTTTTCTTTAATGTGATATTTAAATGAGAAGAGAAAGGCTGAATTGATTCAATCTCATAATCTGGATCATTTTCTGGTTTAACATATAAACAAATGCCATCTTTTTCATTTCTATTTGGCTTTAACAAATCTCCTTGATATTTACAGAGTTTGATATAAGGTAAATGTTGACCATAAATTGTAGCTGCTACTTGTCCACCCGCACACTGAATATTCATGCGTAGTTCATTGAATTCACTTGAATAGGTAACAACGTCATTTCCTTCATCATCTTTTTCAAGATGACGTTTTTTCAAGTAGGCAACAACCAAATTACGTTTTCTTAGACGCATAGTATTTCACAACCTTTCCTATGCGATAGTTATTCAATCCAGATTTTAGCTTTTCAGGAATATCTGTAATAAAACTTTGAGAGACACCACCCTCTGAGCGTGAAGTCTCTCCTTCGTTCCCTTCTTGATTCCAAGTGATTATTACTAGTTGACGAGCGTAATAGTATAGCTTTTCTATCATTTTTTCTCTATTGGTATAATCAAGGACTAAAACAATAGCATCCTCTAACATTCCTTTGATTTTTTCAGATTCAGTTTCATCAATTCCGAGTCGAACAACAAGTGCCTTTGTGTGCTTGATTACTTCTTCTTTATCCATAAAGATTACCCCTTTATTCGCCCGTTCCTCCACCAGGAATAACAGTCTTAGGAACCCAAAGTTTATGCTTAAATTGAACAATACGAACATTTTTAGACTCATAAACACGTTCCCAGTTTCCTCCTGTAGCTAATTCTGCATTCGTAGGTGATGAACCCGTAACAGTTTTATTTGTAAATTTCACTCCGCGTGGATGCAATAAGAAGTGTTGACGGTTAACTAAAATATCATCTCCAGCCAATGCATCCCGGTCTGTTTCTGTAGGAACAGGAGCTGCCCCATTACCTAAACCAATAGCACCTTGCCCGAAAATATAGGATGTAAAAACATCTCCAGATACTGGCATTCCGTCATCAACAATTACACGTTTTCCCATGTAAGTAGGAATCTTCGTGTTGTTAGAATCTAATAAGAATTCAATCAAGTTTTGCTTACGTAAGTTCGCATAAACAGATGAATGGACTGCGATCGCAGTTAGTTTTTCTTCGGCATCACCTAGTTTATAAGATGCATCTAAGAATGTTTCGCCAGTAAACGCTGAATCATTACCAGTTTCGGCTGAAATATCCAAACTGTTTTCATTCATCTTAGTAGAAGCTGCTCCAAACACACCTTTTAAGACGCTTAACAAAGTAGCTTGTTGACGGCGTGCCCAATAAGCAGCGACCAAATCACCGATCGCACGCATAGGATCATCCCCAGATAGAGCCTTAGATAAATCATTTGCTTTCCATGCTTTACCTCGCATTAAAAGAGCAGCGACATCTTGACTAGCAGTAATTTTATCTGGTTCTAAAGAATCTGTATCAGATAACACTTCATCTTCACCAGTTAAATCTTGCCAAAAAGGCATGTTAATCAGCTTACCACCAGCAGTTGCTAACGCATCTAGTTCTGGGTCTTTCACAACAATACCTGATTGATACAATGCTGATAATTCAGCTGTACGTTCAATAACATAACTATTGAATACCTCAGGTACAATGACATCTTCGATCTTCGTTTTCGCTGCAAATATTTGCAAATTCATTTTAATTAAACTTTTTTTCATTTTTTCTCCTACTTTCTATTTATTAACTAATGCTTGTAAAGCTTTAGCTTTTTCTGGGTCTTCTCGTAGCAATCTTCCTTGTTCTGTAAGGTTTAAAGTTTCAGGCGCAAAAGGGTTTGTGTCAGGAATAGATGCATTCGATCCTAGCGGTGAATCAACCGAACTCAACAGTGCCTGGTCAACAGCAATTTTTAACGCTTCGTCCCAAGCCTTTTTAAACGTTTTGACATCTTCTAAAATTTCTTCTGCTGTATCACCTTTAATACGCGACGCTAATTCTTTGCTAATTCCGATTGACTGCAACTGGTTACCTTTTTCTACAAATAATTGTTCCTGTCTAAATGCTTCTTTTTCCTTTTCGAAATCTGACTTCTCTTTGTTGAGTAATTCTTTTTGTCGTTCTTCCTCACTAAGTTTTGCTAAACGAGCAGCTTCATTTTTTTCTTCTTCGAGCTCTTTCTGCCAACGTGACTTTTTGCTTTTGACAATAGAATCAACTTCTTTGTCATCTTTAAAACCAAATTTTTCTTTAATTGCTGAAATTTCTTCATCGCTCAACTCATCTACATTCAACTTTTTGGATGTTTCAGAACCGTCTGGAATATCTGTTTCATCTTTTTCAGCAAAGAATTGTAGATTTAATAGCAACAGTTTTTTTTGTTCCATAGTTAGTACTCCTTCCATATCTTTTAAAGTGGATAAATGCTTGCACTTCCGGAGCTTTTAACGTCATCACGCTTGGACATAATAAAAAGCCCAGCAGTTGCTAAGCTTTCGTTTCTAACAGTTTATAACCTGAGGTTCAATTCTCTAAAATCCAAATAAATCACAACCCTAATATTTTTTTCTTTTGCAAGGCTATCTTTTCTTCTGGATACTTTTCTTTAAGCTTATCCATCCATTCATTATAAGTAGTTGCACCTCTGATAGGCATTGTATCGCCACTGATCGGATCTATAGCTTCCCTAGGAAGGTTCAATATTCGTTTACTATAGATAATGGCAATTGTTCTACACCAAGGATGGAATGGAGGATATGTTCCGTTAGCCCCATTAACAACCGCTTTAGAAACTAAATAGACTTTATGATCTTTATTTTTACAGATTTTAGAAGTTTTCAAATCTAAAACTGCGACAAGCATATAGTATTTTATGCCTCTATTTTGCCATGCTTTAAGTTTCGCTTGATTTGACATATAATTCGCTTCTGTACGAATCAAACGCCTTGCAACACCAATTGATCGGTCAAACTCTCTAGCTATTGTCTTAGCCATTTCAAACTCTGACATTCCTGTCATTGACTCAACTGTGAACAACGCTTCTAGCCTTGTTGCTAAAGCTTCAGTATCACTCCACAAGCGTTTAGAATAATTTGATCCATGCCAATGACTATCAAGGATGTTCTTTGTGTATCTAGTCGATAACTCTTTAAACTGATAACCTTTTTTATTCCATACTTCAATTACAAGGCCGTTCTTAGCATTTTCTTTAGCTTGTCGAATAACTGATTCAGCAGTTGCTTCACGATAGGATTCATGAATAACATCGATATAGAACTCTGTTTGCTTTTCTAGTTGTACATTAGCAATTTGTTTAGAAACTAAAAAAGACTTGGCTTTTAAGTCCTCAGCTTTAGTTATTCGTTTTTTAAATGCTAAACTGGTTAACTTTTTCTTGGCTTCCTTTTGTAGAGTAGTATTACTTATTTGTTCAGAAAAGACCTTTAACTTTACAAGTTCCGAAGGGGATACAGTTTCGTTCAGCAATCTCCTTGCTTCTTTTTCATCTAACCCTGTACGCTTTTTTGACCTATCAAAGAGCTTTCGGGTTTGTTTAGTCAAGTAGTATTGTGCTTGACGATAGGCTATTATTAATTTATCCTCTAGCGCTTTTGCCCCATCATTAATTCTTTTTTCCGCTTTAATATTTCGTAATTGCCAGTATGTTTGTTCGTCCTGTTTCTTTTTTTTAGTCATTTAATTAGCTCCTGATTTTTCATGACGATTAACTATTTCTATATGATTTGGATATTCTTTTGCTATTTCGCATAAGTTTTCATAAAGAATAGTCACTATATATTGAGAATCTTTGATAATACCTAACTGAATAGATCCATCAACATCAATCGTTGCGGCATGTTTCTTTATCAATACATTAGTCACAGCTATATAGAGAGCTGATACACCAGCACAAATAATATCTTGTCCTTTTGGGGCAAAGTTTGCATGTCCTGAAATGGAATAACTTACATACTGATTATTTTCCTTTTTAAATATTGCTGTAATCATCGTAGTTATCCTCCTCAGAACCTTTATCTAAATCGCTATGGCTATCTTTAGCTTGTACACCATACGCTTTCTGATTGAGCTCAATAGCTTTCTCTTTTTCAGTATTAAGCTGTTTTAGAACCTCATCAACATCGTCTATATCAGGCAACCATCCCAAAAGAACTTTAAGGGGCAAGATGCCAGCTTGATAAGCGCTAACGATTTGATTTATAATATCGCTAGTATTGACAGGTAAATTAGGCTTAAGCTTGATTTTTGTTCCTTGAGCATCAATAGAACTATCTTTAACTTTTAGAATGGTTTCAAATAGTTCCATTCGCTTCCTCAAACCTTTAATCATGTATCTTGATTTAACAGACATGAGTTGTAGCAAGCCAAACAATTTGTATTTCATCGCTTCTCCACTAACATTACCTGAAAACTTTTCATCATTCATATCTGGCACATACGTAATCTTATGAATATCATCTAGAATTGCTGATCTTAAAAGATTCACTCCGTCTTCATTTAATTCTTTAGTAAGATAGCCAGCATCTACTTCACTTGGCAACGCACCTGTTTGAAGCATTTTTTCTTTTGCTAACTTTTCACCATCTCCATCTTCCAACATAAACCCTCTTATGAATAAAATTGCGTCAACAAAAGCTTCTTTATCATTTAATCGATCAGATTGCAGTAGATTGTAAGCGTCAATTAATGATATAGCTTGTTCAAAGTCTCCTTGCTTCTCTTCGTTGTTTCGGTATTCAATCACCGGAACTGCTTTAAAATAATGTGGTTTAGCATTTATAAACAAGTAATCACCAGATCCTCTTGATTTAGCATGATAGGTTATCACTCTGTTGTCGTTATAGTACTTAATTACATAATGATCTATCCCCCCTTGAAGTGTTAACACTGGCTGATAATGAACGGCAAATAAAGGATTTTTGTCTACTGTATCGTCTGTCACTAAAAAGATACCTCTTGGATCAATACATTTGATTTCTAGCTGTGTGGCATCATTATCCTTAGTCTTTTTCAAATACACAAGCTCATATCCAACGCCAAATGTAGATAAATCTTTCTCTAGTTCAGTATCATGAGAGACTATATCTACCCGATCGTAAGCTTCTAAAATAGGACCAATATTTTTATCTGACTCTGCAACATATGAAATTGGATTACCTACCATAAAGCCTACATTCATATCAACAACATATTTTGCATGATTGATCAGAACTTTATTATTAGGTGCTCCTTCATTTTCTTTTGTTCGTTTTAAAATATCATGTTTACCATCATAATAATCTGATAGTTTTTGTAATCTTAATAATTCTTCCACATGTTTGTTGATACAAAAATTAAGAAGTTCAGCTGAAGGTTTATTCAAATCGCCAGCTATCTGTCTATTAACTACTATTGACACAATATCACCTCTCTTAAAATCCAAATTTAACTTTATTCGTAATGCTTACTTTTATATTTCTCATATCATCGCTAAATGCATATCGCGTAGCATCGATTGTGTGATTATCTTTATCTTCTAATCTTGGCTTAGGATTGCCATCTTTATCAGTTTGATAATCAATGTTTTCAAATTCATGTGCTATGTTTGGTGTTCTCAAAGGGTCTATACAAATGAAGTCTAGATCGTCAAGCCATCCTTCCCCATATTCAACTGAATCAGGTCCCTTTTTCACTCCATATAGTTTCTTTATGGAATGCTCATTAATAAGCTCAGCAATCGATTTAGGTTCAGCAGAATCTGCTCCAATTCTTTCTGATTCATATCCTTTTGCCTTTACTTTTTTAGCTAGTTCTCGATTGCTGATTTTCACTCCGTAGATTTCGTCAATAGCATAGATACCATTTTTCTTTTTATCATAATGCCATCTAACAAATGCTAATGGATCAGTAGCATAACCGAAGTCAAGACCGTTTCTGATATTATCAAAGTTAGCTACCATCTCATCAGTAATACAACCTTTTATTACTCGTAATTTATCAAACGGAACAACTCCTGAACCAATAGCTTTGCCGTCATACTCCCACTCAGCACGCTTCGTATTCTTAGCTCTCGTGGCATTAACTTCTTCAATAAATGCTTGAGCTATAAATGGATTATCCTTATATGTTGAATGATGAACGAAAGTATTCTCAGGTTGGAAGCTAGATTCATATTTCTTATTAACCCATGATTGTCGTCGCTTAGGAGGATTGTACGAATAAAAGAATTTATAAAAAAGACCATCTGCTAATTCACCACGTAGCAATGAGTTAGTTATGGTTTTTACATCATCTTCTGTTTTAAACTCGGCTAATTCCTCAATCCAAGCTATAGCAAATGGAAATCTTGAATCTTTTAATGACTTAATCCTTTCTGGATTCTGTGCACCACGAAAAACAATATAATTACCCCTAGGCTTATAGGTGATTTTCATAGGACTTTTATTTACTTTAAAATACTTAGACACACCTTGTTCTTCAATAGCCCACTTAATCTGTTCAAAAATAGATAACTCAATCGTATTATCAACATATCTAATGGCCACAGCATTAACAGGATATCTCATAATCAATTGAACTATTATGTGTGCTATGCCAGATGATTTACCTGACCCACGGCCACCTTTTTCAACAACATGTAATATATTTGAGTTTAATGCTACCCTCCAAGTATTGTGAAATGCTTTAGGAAGAAATTCAGATAATTTTTTACTCATATTCATCACCTGATATATCATCGATGAAAACTGGCATATCCATGTCTCCATTTGTAGCATCTAAACTAGCTTTAACTTTTTCAGTTTGAACCTTCAATAGTTGTAATTTGGCATCATTTGCTAGCAAAGCATTCTGTTGCTTAATAGCCTTTGTTAACTGATTGCTAATTCTTGTCAATGCTTCCTCAATAGCCAAAATGTCATCTAGTTTTCTAAATGTTTTACGAGTGACTTGTACATCTTTTAAAACTTCTCTCTTAACAGTAACCATTTTCCCATCAATTACCGATGGCTCTTTAACTTTCCGAAGCTGCTGCAAACGTTCAACTTCTTCATCGTTTAAGCCGGCCTCTGCATCTTTGATGCGTTTAAGCATTCTATATTGACGAATCTTTAGGATTCTTATTTCTTCCTCCAAAATAAAAAAAGGATCATCATTTATAGTAGAATAGATGTCCTTTTCTTCATCTGATAATAAGTCAGCAAATATTGTCTCGTATTCACCAGTTTTAACAGCATTCTTATTCCTTTTTGGCGGCGAGGCAGTTTTATTTCCTTTGTTACCTATAGCATTTTTGTTCCCAGGCGGCGCTCCACCTTTATTGGTAACGTTACTTTTTGAATTGGTAACATTACCTTTTAATTCATCCGCCCATTTATCTATAGATTTCCATTTCCTTATTTGGGAATCTGAAACATTTAGTTCATTAGCTAATTCTTTAAGAACCTTTTTGCCGTTTGACTTTAACCAAATTTCTTTAGCTTGATCACGACGTGGATCTCTTTTTCTAGCCATCCATTAACACCACCTCGCTTTTCATGCTGCTAGTTGAGTTTTGTTTTCTAAATAATTAATTTTTCCAATTCTTTTTTTGCTTTATCTAGAATACTACAAGTTATGCTACTGATTTGTTTTTCATCCAACGTAGTTGGTTTTAATTTCGTAGTACCATCTTCTAACATTTCAAAATGTTTTAATCCATTATTACCATGGGATTCCATACATAAGTATCTATATATACCATCATACCAATCCGACTTGTCTAAACGCTCAAATAGCTTATATATTGCTTTTGTTTCTCCATCATCATTGTACCATGGTACTAATTTATGCCCGTAGAGTGAATCAAGTTCTTCTAAATATTCTGTAATTTTAGGCTCATTTTGTTCATATAAAACAATTTGTTCATTAAAGATTTGATCTTGTTCAGACATTTGTTGTAATTTTTTATTCTTTTTTTGCGCCTCATATTGTTTTTTTATATCTCTATACATGTTCAATTGATACGCTTTACTTCTTTTAAAAGAATCTTGTTCGAGTATATACCTTAAATAAATATAATTTTCCACCATTGTTCTGGATAAAGCTAAAATACCAGCATAACAATCACTTTCTAATAAAGCATTGATTGACAGTTTTAAATCTAGAATCTCGAAGCCTATTTCACTTGCGACCATATAGATTAGGGGCTCATTTGAGTCCGGTATTTTTTTAAAAATAATACTCAACGCCTCTTGATAGTTTTTGATTACTTCGGCATCAGCACTCTTTGAATTATTTTCCAACTTATTATACCTCCATCTGTCTTTTGAATTAATTATCTACTAATTACTAATTTCTTTCAACTCGAGGAATAAAATAAAAGGCTACACTTTAATTGTGCAGCCTAAGATAGGAGGGAAAATCTTAACCGTCATCTGATCGTAAAGGTAGTTACATTTGACTTATTGACGATTTTTTTATTTAAGTAGCATAGCTACTTACTGGAATAACGAGACTCGAACTCATGACCCTACAATTAACAGTCGTATGCTCTACCAACTGAGCTATATTCCATTAAAATGTCACTTGCAAACTTGTAGAAAAAAGAGGAGGTTATTCACCTCACTTCATTTTATTGAGAACGTAAGTCTGCAAGTGACTATCGAAAGGCAAAGCAAACGGTAGACTAAACCAGAAAGTGTGTAATGTGTCCATTTCTTTGACTTTCGATACTACCATAATACAACGGATTTCGAGTTAAAAACCCTAAATAATCCCTAAAAAAACCCTAATTTTTTTGAACTATCAAATTTTCGTAATGGTACGCTTCTGCAAATTCAATTAATGCATTGTCTTTCAGCTTCTCAATATTTTTAATGCTGTAGCTTATTTCTTCCACTTGGCCAAACTCATTTTCACGATATACCTTTATAATTCTACTTAGCTTAGCCATGCTGTATGGATTCGGTACGCAATAGGAATAGTATAATATCTCTCTTGAGACGTCAGGCAACAATTTTAACGTGTGTTCTATCGCTCTGACTTGCTCTCTACGTTGTCTAGCTGCCTCTATCGATAATTTAGATGTGTTTCTAAATAAATGAACCATACTTTCCTCAGCATTATTTCTGTTACTATGATGTCGTGGCATATCAGATAATATAGGAGATTGCAAATGTACTTTTACACCACTCATTCGTTGTAGGCTTCGACAGCTTTTTAATAATCTACGAACTTTATCTTTTGTTTTTTTGTAATCTATTTCTGGTACCAACGTCATAGCCTTGACTCCTCCTATATGGTATAATATTTTATGTTAAACATACCATCATTCAGGAGTTACTTAGCGGAAACTGAGTAACTCCTTTAATTTATGCAAATATACATAATGAAAGCTTATTCTTTGCTATTTAACCATTACTTATGATATTAATTATATTAAGAATAATATTCCAATAGTTATTCACTTCTCAGCCAGTCGGCGGAAAACGACTGGCTATTTATCTGGTAGAATATTCATCACTAATATGCTTTTAGTCAACCAGTGGTCGGTTGGCTTTTTTGTTGTCTTAAATTCCATTTCCCTGTACTATAAATGTATCTCTCTAGAATAATTAACAGAATTTGTAAGGAGCCTGTGAAATGAAAAAGTATTTATTCACTATTCTATTAAGCTTGTTCAGTCTTATCGTTATAACTACTTGGGTTAGTGGTTATGACAATAAAGGATTCCTATTTGCTATTACAGATTTTATAGGCACGAATCTGCTTATCAAATCCCCTAAGTTAGATGAATTTTATATGAATCAACCTTATTCTGTAAGAATGTTTAGTTCATCTTTAATTCATTTTATTTCATACTTTTCTCTGGGTTTGATTATAGACATTATTAGGAATTGGTTTAAATCTCTTAAAACTTGATTATCCGTCCTCCTCACTTAATTCCTAGCACTACATAGCCATCTTGTTGGGCATAATCTGTAATGTATGTTATTTCTGCAACATGGACATCACCTGTATATTGTCCGTCTTGATATTCGTTTAAGCGTAAGATATCGCCTTTTTTATAGTTACGGTCATTCTTACGGATTTCAAAACGTTTATTACCTGAAACAACTGCTTCAAAGTATTCTGGTAAAATTTTAAGCTCGTGAATGATTGGCTCTTCCTTGACTTCGTAACCGTTAATTACAGCTCGATAAAATTCATTACTATTTTTTCCATACCAATTAATCACTGCTGATAATTTAGAATCTTCACATGTTCTACCGTCATTGCCGTAATAATCTGCCCATGTGCATATTTCATAAATAGGATCGTCACTTTCTCTGATAAACTTAGCAATCATCGGCGGAACAACTACTTTTTTCGGTTCGTCTAGTAGTATCACGTGCGACAACGAATCATAAACGCCTTGTTCATAACCGTTGTCATAGCTTAAACTTTCTGTGCTACATTCTAAATTCTCTAATATGTCTATCAGTTCTTGTTTATTCATCGCTGTTCCTCCTACGCAAAATTTATATCAATAACTCTTTTAATAATTTCCCACTCATTTTTAGGAATGGTAAAATCATGTTGACTTTCATCTGCTGAATTCGTTGTACATATCGCTAACTCTCCATCTAAAACACTAAAAAAAATGCTTGATTCACCACCTGAGTGAACTTCAGAGAACTCAATTTCTCCGATTTTGAGACCACTTTTTTTCATCGCTGTTCCTCCACTTCATCAAATCCACAGATTAACGATTCTTTTTTCAATACACCGAACCCTTCAATCCCTAACAATCCTCTATCTTTTTCTGGAAATAAAAGAATATATCCTAACGGAATTACTTTCTCTACTTCTAATATTTTTCCAGTATATTCAGGAATTGCTGTGCCAATATATTTCACTTTGTCACCTGATTTAATATTCATTCCGCTTCCTCCTCAAAAATTTCTGAAACATCGCACTTCAAAGCTTTTGCTAATGCTTTCCATTCATAAGTTTTTCTTGGTTTCGGGCATAAGCATCTTTGTGTTTCAATAGACTTAATCACTAATTCAAGATGACTAGCACTTCCACTATCAACTTTTTTAGAAGCTTTTAAAGCTAGCTGTTCGATAGTTAGGTTCGCTTGTTCTCTTTTAATTTGTAATTTTGTTTTCATTCCGCTTCCTCCAATCTAATAGCTGGACCACATGCAATTTCATGGTTAAATCTCTCAACGTTAATTTCCAGACGATCAATATGTTCCTCGTTCACTTCTTGATTCATTTGATACGAGTGGCCTGCCCAAGAATTGAAAGCCTCTAGCCACCCTTGATCTTCTTTATCAGCTGTGATGATATACTTACTCATTTTGTCCCCTCCTGTTCATCGAAAATAAACGAATATTTTTCTGAGCTTACGATATGATAAAAACCATCGCACGTTTCCACTTTATATAATTCGTTCTCGCCAAATTCTCCATATTGTTTTAACTGTTCAATATTTGTTGCATATACAGGAACCTTTGATGGGAATCTCGAAATATAGTCGCTTAGTATATATGCAAATTCACCTGTCGAATCATTTACTACAGCCACACATTTGAACATGATAATTCCTCCTATTTGCTACCAAATAATTTGTCCCTTATCAACTTTAGAAACTTGATCATTCACAATTTCTAGTTCACCTTTTTTTAAAGAGACAACAAAATCCGTTAATAGTTTTTCTGCCTTTTCTCGTCCATATTTTTTGAAAATATTAAGAACATCCACATAAAATTCTTGCTGTATTTCCTTGTTTTTTTCAATTCTGTTTTGAATATCAGAATCTAAGTCACCATCAAATTCGTATTTCGATGAGCCCATCATAGATAATTTAACCATTATTTTCCTCCTCCAAGGCCCACTGACTAAATGTTTGTAAGACTTGTAATTGCCCAGTTTTTGACATATATCTGTAACTTCTATAGACAGGTCTACCACAATAGTCTGGTTTTATAGAATTAACTCTCAGTCTCCAAAATAATTCTATAGGTTCAATATTTGTGACTGTATATTTTTCTTTCAACCAATCAAGCACAACCTGCTGATTTTCGCTGAGCTGCGCTTGCACACTTTCATTTGCTTCAAACGCTTCACTTTCCAATCTTTCCCAATCGCTACTATGCATCTCAATGAATTCAATATCTGATAACCAAACGGCTTTTTTACTCATTCTGCGACCTGCAATAGTTCTGGGTTCTCGTGGATATTTCCGATAACTTCATATTCTTCGCTGTCAATGAATTTAACAGATGTTAATTTTCCATTTCTTAACATTTTTTTGCAGAATGAGCCTTTTTCAAATACAATGATGCTATTATTTATATGCATTTCGAAAGGAATGTAATATAATACATCACCCTCAAAAATTTCAACGCCGTTCTTGTCTTTTAATCCTGTGGATTGCATGAGGATCACATCTCCAAATTTAGCCCACGGATCATTAAGCGGATTTTCATATATATTTTTTTTGAATAGATCTACATATTCATCTTCAATGTGTAAAGTTGATACCTTCCACATCTCTTTACTACGTTTGTCCCACGCTCTAAACTTTGGAATCATCTTCTTCACTCGCTTCCTAAATGTTCACTCTTTCGCTTTTAGTAATCTCTTCTAATAATTTTTCTTGCTGATTTTCAAAATCTGCTAGAAGATGTTTGATTTCTTCTGCTAGAACAACAGCGCTGTAATTATCCGTTACAAAATGCGCATGAGCTATGTCTTTTACGAATTTATGAAAAACAATGAAATTATCTATATACTGTTTTTCTGCTTCATATCCTTTTCTTTTTGAAAATCTAGGCAGTTGTTCAATATATTTAGCCATCGATCGAATCTCCACTCCTTTCTATAAATTCACTGGCTCTTTTTTATAACCAGCATCAATCAAAATACTTTCAATTACATAAAGATCTGTTTTCTGCTTTAAACTAGCCTTAAAATTTTTGGCAATATTTCTAGCTGTTTCTAAAGAAACGACTTCATATGTTTTAGCCAATGCATCCGCAATAATAGCGGATGTTGGCGTGTAATAAATCTCCAGCAAAATGAACACTCACTTTCATTTCATAAATCTAATTTAAATGTTCAGCTTTATATTCCCAGAATTTGTTTCTAGGCATTCCTAACGCTTCTATGATTGCATTCACTGAATAACCAACCCACTGCAAATACAAATATTCTTGAATGGTGAACTTGTCTTTATCAATTGAGCTGATTGGTTTAGATTTATCCATTGTTTGCTCACCAATATCCCTACCAAGCATTTTAATTTGACGATAGACCATGCTTTTTGGATGTCTATACCAATCTGGGTTTTCATTCATTAACTTAAGCATTTCTTTTCGCTTTTGCTTTTTTTCAGCTTGAATACGTGCTATATCTTCAAAAATTACACTGTTCATTTTTTAACCTCCTAAAAAGGCAGATCATCATCGCTAATGTCGATTGAATTACCTGCGCCTGCGAACGGATCTACATCTGCACCAAACGACATTTGTTGGCTGTTATTTTGCTGATTTAAGCCTTTATTTTGATTTGTGGCATAATTACTCTCGAAATTGTTTTGAACGCTTGTACCGCTATTCTGTGAAGTCTGAATGCTATTTATATTCTCGTTGGTGCTTTTTGACTCTAATAATTGGAAACTTTCGCAAACAACTTCAGTCACATAGACACGTTGGCCTTGTTGGTTGTCATAATTACGAGTTTGAATTCTGCCAACAACTCCTAATAATGTTCCTTTACGAGCATAATTAGCCATTGTTTCAGCAGGCTTACGCCAAATTACACAGTTGATAAAATCCGCTTCTCGTTCGCCGTTTTGGTTTGTAAAGTTACGGTTCACAGCAAGAGTAAAGCTTCCAACTGCAGAACCACTTGCGGTGTAGCGTAAATCTATATCTTTCGTTAAACGTCCAACTAACACAACTTGGTTTATCATATTGTCACTCTCCTAATAATTCTTGTTTTTGTCGTTCTAATTCAGCTAATTCTTCAGCTGATAAAGGCACATCTTCTTGCATTCCAGTCCAATTTGGTAACTGCTCTTGTCTCACTGGCGCCTTAGAATACGCAGGCTGTTTATTTGTTTGAGACAGATCATATTCATCGTTGTAACGATCATCACGTATCCAACGAAACAATTCTTGCGGGTGATACCAATCGTTTAATTTAATATACGCAAGATAGTCCTTATATCCTTTTTTAAACGGCTCTAAATCTTCTTCCGTCTTGAACTTCTTTAAAAATTGTTCTCTAGCTTTTTTCTTGTTGGTTTTCTTTGGATAAGTTTTCCAAACTTTTTCGAATAGTTCAGGCATAGTTGAGCTTGGCTCAACACTATTCTTTTTTTTATCCTTAACTAACCTATCCTTACCTAACCTAACCTGTGTATCCATTTGGTATCCCATACGGTTGTCATCTGGTATACCAAGATGGTTTTCACTCTCTATAACCTCGGTTTTAAAGGTATATGCCTTACTATTTTTCTCAGCTAATTCAGCCTTTTCTTCTTGATATAGAGTTGGTTTGTATCGATCATTTCGGATATAGTTATGAATTTTCCAATGCTTGATAACAATAACTCCGCTATCAAAAACTAAAATAAATCTTTTGGCCATTAATAGCTTTAAATCATCATCTCCACATCCAACCATTCGTTGGATTTTCTTAGGATTATTAATAAATCCATCATCATCCGCTCGCATTGACAAATGAAAGTAAAGAGATTGAGTTGACAGCGGCATGTCTAAAAATGCATCGCTATCAATGATGGTCTTTGCAAACATTCTTCTTTCAGCCACCGTTCTATCCTCCTATGTTTAACTTCTTACGTTCTTCGATGTTTAATTTCACTGGTTTAATTTGATACTTATTCAAGAAGTTCTTAGTGCCTATTTGGTGCTCCTCTTGATGGTGCTGACGACATCCTGCATAAAATGTGAATGTTTCATGATTAATCTTTTTACGATTACGCCCCATACCAACAACCTCAATGTGACAAACGTCAGCATGTTTACCACAAATACAGCACTTACGATATTTCAGACAGTAGTAAAACCATTTGTTATTTTCAAGCAAATATTGGTATCTTTTTTCCAGTGGTATATCGTTTTTCAAAATGAACTCAATCAAGAAACCAATCCACTCCGTCGCTTCATTCTTGGTAGCTCTACTATGTTCAAAATAAGCACCACTCTTAGCTTCGTAGTAGTATTTCAAGACACTTTCAATCCATTTAGGTTCGTCATAGCTCCAACGTGCTACATCGGCTATTAGAACGTGAGAAAGTGCATTCTGCTTTTGAGACATCTGTCGGTTATCTAACAATTCAACTTTCGCTAAATTATCATCGTTATTAGCCAGAAGTTCGAGAAAATTTGAATTTATTTCATCCTCAAATTCGATGGCCAATTTATTTCCTTTGTGGTTTATGATTTTTCCAATCACTCAATCACTTCCACCATAATGCCACTATCAACTATGAACTCATTAAGTGCTATTAATTGACTGTGCGACCCTGAAAGTCGTAATGTTACTGTATTTTTATTTGTATCTTCTACTTCCACTTTCGGTGATAGTTCACTGACTATTTCTCCTGTATTTTTGTCAATTACTTTATCTTCTACGACTGTTTCATTTAATTCTCGCATTGCTGCTTCATATTCTTCATGTGCTTTCTGTTGTTCTATAGCCCTTTCTTCAGCGGCTTTTTTCTTTGCTAGTGCAGCATCAATCTCAATCATCAATTCTGCAGCTGTTTTTCCGTTATCAATTTGACTTATCCACGAGTAAGGCTCTAATCCTAATGCCTTTACATAATTTTCTATAATCGCTTTTTCTCCTATAACTCGCTCTTTTTCTTTAAAAATCATTGTCATATCGGCAGCAATTTCTTCTAAAGTTTTTTTATTTATTTCTCCTTTTGCAGTAAAAGAACTCTTATTTAACCAGTTATTTCTAATACCTACTTCTTCTACCTCAACGCTATAGTTTTCTGACATTTCTTTAATAGTATCTTTGATTTTTTCAAGCCTCTTAGAACGTTCTGTTTCTTCATATAATTGGATACTTTCGTTGATGCCATCACTTACTAACTTAATTTGTCCAACATAAGTTTTAATTTTGTCTTCAAACGATTTCAAGGGTTTGTTATACTCGTTTTTTATTGCTTTGCGCTCATTATCTAAAAGTGTCGCCACTTTATTTAAATCCGCTTTTGCTTGCTTGGCTTCTGGAATATTCGCATCTGTAAAAATCATACTTGAGTAATGATTTACTGCTTTATCAACCATTTCTTTTAGTTGCGATTCGTTCTGAATTGTTATTTCACTGGCTTTAAAATCTACTTTAAACTGCACATTTGTTGTTAATTCATTTGTCATTACCTTTGCCCCCAGTTAATATTTTTTACTTGATCATTTGTATTGTTTTTATTGATCTCTATTTCATAGTTACTTTTCCACTTATTTAACTGTCTCATTGCTTCTGGATACTGTTTATCTGTCATACTGTCTAATGTTTGTGCACCAACATGTTGCAACAATCCATTTCTAACAACTTGCATATCGCTTGAGCTTAGTTCCGCTACTTTTCTTATTAAATCGTTCATCTCTGATATTTGTTTACCATTAACCAAATTTATTGGTTCTTTAGCATCAAGCTTCTTTTGAAATGAATCAGGATCATCTTTATCTGTTGCAATATTAAAAAATTTCAATAAAAAATATTTTTCTGCATAAGTTAATGCTTTACCTACACCCTTCTCACCAGCAATATCAACACCTTGTGCATACCACTTTGATTCCAAAAAATCTTCTGGATTATCAATATTAATCCAGCGCATAGTCATCTCAAGTTCAGTAAAATATGTTATTCTTTGTTTCTGTTCTGTCTGTTTCGTGTACTTATTGTATTGATTTATAATCTCTATCTGGTCCTTAACTTTATGGCCTGTAATTGCTGGTTGTAATAACAATCCCATTTCATTAATTTTTGAATGTAAAGCTCCTAGGACATCACTTGATCCAACATAATTAAATTGACTTCCTGATTGTTCTTTTTTTAAATAAGATACTTTTTTTCTTACTTCTGCTAATCTTTGATAAACATTTAGTTGTTCATCCATTTAACAAGACCTCATTTCTGTGATATAATTTTTCTTGTATAATTTTTGTATGCGACTTATTGCTTGCCGGCTTAAGTCGCTTTTTTGTCGTCATGCAACACCTCTGCGCTCTTTTTGTTGTGCAATGTATATTTTATTTTTTTGTTGCTGGTACCATAAATCAGCAAGTTTTTTCGTTTGCTCTAGTTTTTCTATTCTGGTCATTCTTTTTATTCCTTTCTCTGGTATAATTTATTTACTAAGCTTGGAGGGATGCTCATGTATTTTGTTATAAAAAAATCTAGTGATGGTAAGTACTACTTTTTAATTAAAACAAGTGAACATGAAGTAGTATCATCCAGTAAAACGTACTACTATAAAGCTTCTGTAATTGATATCATCGAATCCATTAGATTAGGAATCGACCCGAAAACAATTGTTGTTGATACTACATATGGTTTCTGATATTTGGAATAGTTTTATCTATTTCCTCTGATAGTTTATTGATGTTGCCATAATGATTAAATTAATATTCTTCCGCTCCATGCTACTCGGAATAGTTTGGAGCTATTTATTTGTTTTCTTTTGTTCTTTGAATATTTTGTTTAGTATTTCATATTCCCCTTTTCTATCTACCTGCAATAGCCATTGCAAAAATACAAATTAAAAATACGACGTTACCTATCAGACTTACATACGCAATTGCTTGAACTCGTCTCATTCGAACCCTAGGATGTTTGGCAATTGCCGCTAACCCTCTTTTATTCATTTTCATTCCTCCTAAATCGTACTTAATACTGATCCTCGAAATCCCTGATTCAATTTTGCTTCATTTAGTTTGTTATCTCCGCCGATAATTGATTTAGATTTCTTGTGGTACAAATGATGTTGCCCCTTAAAAATTACTACAAGAGTATTTCTATAGTTTCCTGTAGTATCTATAACTTTTAATTCTTTACCTTTATATTTAATTATTTCCACAGGATTCTCCTTATACATGGATTCTATTTTGAATTTCTAAATATCTTAAAAATTCAAGTTCTCTTTCAATTTGATAAGCTTTTCCTTCGGTCAGTTGTTCTGATTGTCTAAGCGCTGCTCTATCATCTTGTAGCTGTTTACGCTCTTTTTTGATTTGGTTGAGTATCCAACTTTCTTGTTCAGTTGTATAAGCCATAATATTCTCCCTACGCTATGTCGTTTAAGTCTAAACTCATTTGTCTTACAACTGTTTTTGTGGCTGTGGACGGCTCCCAGTCATTGATATATTCAATTACCATTGGATAATGTTTTTCTCTTAATTGTGATCGGGTACCCACGCCTGTAATTTGCTTAATACCTGAATTAATATCTTTGTATAACTTTCCACGCTGTTCTTTTGTAATTTTCCCAAATCCTCTTGCAACTTCTGCTACTCGTTGATGAACTCGACGTGATAAGTAGCCATAATCATCTGCACCGATTTTTTGATTGTCTTTTAAGTCTGCTACTTCTTTTTCAATTACATCTACACGCTCATTTGTTTCTTCATTTGCTGATAAAGCAAGCATCGCCAATTCTCTTTGCGAGGTTGGAAGTTTAGGCTGTTGAATTTCTTTTTCCATTTGATTAAAAGCCTCAATATATTTCAGTTTGAACTGCAATGCCTTTTGACCAGTGAACCCCATTGCTAATAAAGTAAAGCCGTCGCGATTCATGATAACTTGGCGATAAGATTGTTTGTTTTGTGGATGAATGTAGGTATCTTCGTAAAATAGGTCTGCGTAATTTTCCGCAACCCCCTCTTTTAAATCATCAATTGCTGCTAAAACATCACGATGGTTTTTATTAAATGTTTCAGCAACTTGTAAACTACTTGTTACCGCTTGTTTGTCTTTCGTAATTACTAAATTGTTCATTCAGTTTACTTCCTTTCTGGTATAATCTTCTTATCAGCAAGTGGTCTGCTGAAATAATTTAAGATTGGTGGTGACAAAGATATGAATATTTCTAATTGGATTGAACTATTGGGTATTATTGCGTCATTCTCTCTTTCAGCGGTTGCAATTTGGCAATCTCATAAATCGATTAAATTAACCGAACAATCAATCCTTGATTCGAATAAACCTTACGTTGTATGTTATCTAGCTATGACTGATGTAGGTTTCTTTGAAAAATACTTCGTTATAAAGAATTTTGGTAATACTCCAGCTAAAATTATTAAAATACAATCTTCAGTAAAAATATCTAGCGTAGGTTCGAACTTAAATTTACAATCGTTAACTAATACTGTAATCGCACCTTCGCAGAAATTTGTAATAGCTCTTAACTCAGAATATAAAAAGGATGAACTTATTGAAGTTAAAATTGTTTTTGAAGACTATTCAGGTAATAGATACAACGAAACATTCTTATTAAATCCAGATTTTTCAGCGGACATCGCATATCATAGAAAAAATTCAAATAAATATGATGATGAGCACAATGATCTAAGAAACATTTTACATTCATTTACAAAAAACTATTTATAGTCGTGTATAAGTTGCTCTATAGTCACTTTCAACTTTTATTTTAAGAAGTTCCGGTTTTATATATCGGGCTTCTTTAATTTTTAACACTTCTTCTTCAATAACTTTAGTTAAATCATCTTCTTTACCTACAAAAAGAGACAAATTAATTTCTGTTGGAATCAAAATTTCATCAGTCATTTTTTCATCTCCCATTCTGATTTTGTTTTATTCCTGATATAATTTTCTCAAATTTTCCTTGACGAGTAGTTATTTTCCTAGCTAATTATTCTGAAAGTTCATGGATAGTTATATCTTGCTTCTTACTACTCTCAATAGCTTGGAAAATTTTTGTTATCACTTCTGGTGTTCCTTCAATTGTTATTTTCATGTTCTGCCTCCTTACTTATTTCGTTTGCATTTCCTGCATTTACCGGTTTTAATTGCTTCCTTTCTTTAAAATATCTGCAAAATTTTCATCTAAAAATTCAAGCATTTTTCTTCTTTGAAAAAGATAAGTGTCGCGACCGTCTCCTGGATAATAAACAAAACCATCTTTATTTTTATCTACGTCTAATATTTTTCTATATCTGGGATTTTTCAATACATTACTGGTAAACCATTCATACCCACGATTTACCCTTTCTAATACTTCTTTTAACGTCATCCAGTTTCCTGTCTCATCAGATTTTTTTAATTCTTCATATTCAACTTTAGAGATAATAACGTAATCCGAAGGAACTGGAATTTTAGCTTCTAAGTATTGTGTTTGAGACATGAATTTACCTCCTATCTAATTTTGTAATAAGCAATAATATCGGTCATTTGCTTTAAATGTTTTTCTGGATTGTTTAGGATTTTACGTAGATATTGTTCTGTAATTCCTAAAGCACTTGCTACATCAGGAATCTCCCATTGATTTTTCTCAAAGTGATTCAAAATTTTTTGGCGTGTTTCTTGAATATTTGCCATGCTTTTTTCTCCTTTATCTAAATTAGTAAACAAGTTAATAAACTAATTTCTAAATTTAGTTGACATAAATAGATTAATAATCTATACTAAAAACATAACTAAATAAGACATTAAAACATTGATTTTTAGCTTTCTTGGCGGTTAGCATTTATTTATCAATATTGTTTTTTGTTGTCTTTTTTGTTGATTAACTTGTTTACAAAACATAGTATAGATTAATAATATAAATTAGTCAACTATTTTTACATTATTTATCTAAACTTTTTTGTGAGCATTCAGAAAGGTTGAAACTCAATGAATACTTACGAAATAATAAAAAACTTAGCTAAAGAAAAAGGAATTTCTATTAGACAATTGGAAATAAATTTTGGCTACTCTAATGGATATATCGGTAGTTGGAAAAGACAAACACCTAATTCTAATGAATTAAGTCGCATAGCAGACTACTTTGATGTATCTGTAGATTATCTATTGGGAAGAACTGATAATACTAAAATAACTGCTGAAAAAAAATCTGCTGATTTAGATGATCTACTGGATAACGTCATGAGTTTTGACGGTGAACCACTTGATGACCATGACAGAGAGGTTATTCGTGCTTACTTAAAAGGAAGATTCGGAAAATAATTTAAAGGTTGTGCTATATGAAAAGTATCAAAGAGTTGGTGGAAGAATATGAAGTAGAGTTAGTTTTCGCTCCAATAAATAAGCGCGCATGTTACGAGCCAGTCGAAAGAATAATTTTCGTAAATCAAAATTTATCTCTCGAAGAACAAGAAGAGTCTATATTCCATGAATTCAAACATGTTGTTGCTCATTCGGATTACATGGAGTTATATAAAATTCCTTCTTTTAGAAATAAGATGGAAGCTGAGGCAGATCATTATATGTTTAAATGCCTTATTGAAAAACATGATGGGCAATTTAATTATTGTAATGTGATTACACATTACAATTTAAAGATGGGACAAGAAACTTATCTAAAATAAAAAAGCCCGTGCGATAACACGGACTAAATAATATTTTTTTCTTTTATAAACTGTATAGCTTCATCATCTAGATAAAAAAATGTATGTACTCACAATCACTCAAATCAATAATGGATGGCCTGCCCATAAATGAGCTAATATTTCTTTTGTTATATTTGGTGTATTATCAACAGTGGAATACATAGTTTCGACATTAGGACTGTCCCAGATATCATTATTTTCTTTTATTGGAACTAATTCAGAAGGAGTTGTCTTTTTATTACCTCATGAAAAAAAATTTTAGAGTTAACAGATTACCCGAAGAAACTAAACAACAATTAGTCGAAAGCGTTGAATCCTTAATTCTGGATTCTGAAGCATACGATAACGGTATGTTCAATATGATAAAACGTTCTTCTGCCACTTTGAGAATGTTATTTTACGATTCTCGAACTTCTCATAGCTTAATTAATCAAATTGGAAGTAAAAAATCACTCAAAATGTATAGCTTTATAAATTATCCAATCAAACAAGAAATCTTTTATGGTAGTATCTATTGTGCCAGATTTTTGGCACAACCTCCCAAGGTTGGGTACTATGATACATTTTTGTTTAGTCCACTAAAAGAAAGACAAGTTGAACTTTCATTTGACGATTGGTGGAATGGGACAATTTTTAGAGTTGGGAAAAATAGTGATTTTTCAAGAGGTAAAATCATTATCACTTTAGCAAATCAAGATGGTGGCGCTCACTTTGATCCTACAATTGATAGTAATTACAGTTCATTGATTAAAGGAGCTACCGGTTTTCAGATTCCACCACAATCAAATAATCACATATTTTTAGGAGGCTCCCCAGATTATAATAATCAGCCAGTTCAATTTAAAGACATACACTTAGCGATTATGAGGCAAATTGTACATGAAGCCATTCTTTCATTAATCAACAACTTCTCCCTAAAAATGCACTATAAACCAAACTTCGAATATAACTGGAATAGAAAGCTAAACCCTATTGCTTTTCATTTTAGCGCATTGAGAAACGACTAACTTAAAAATTGAATGGTATCTTCATACATCAATTATAAAATAATTCTCTCCCTCTCTGGCGAGTTCTAGCATGTTCGATTCATGCTAGGGATTTTAATTAAATATTGGAGGTGATGCAATGGCTAGATTTATAAAGCGGGGAAATTCTTGGCAATACGAAATATCTTATAAAAAACAAGATGGCACGCATAGCAAATTAAGAAAAAGCGGGTTTAAAACTAAACGAGAAGCCAAAGAAGCAGCTGATGAAATTGAATATAATTTAAAAAAGGGGCTTCAAGGTGATAAACAAAGTATCTTGTTGTCTGAATACTTTAAAGATTGGATGAATCTATATAAAAAAGGTGTTGTTTCTGAAATAACATACAGAAAATACAAGGATACACTTAACAATATAGAAAAATATATGCCAAATATAATTCTTTCACAGCTTACCCGCCCATTGTACCAACGATATTTAAATAAGTTTGCCGAAGAGCATATGAAGTCAACAGTCATTAAATTTAATAACCATATCAGAGCATCACTTAAAGATGCAGTTGAGGAAGGACTTATTCTATTTGATCCAACTAGAAAAGCTGTAATTAAAGGTAAAGAATCAGATAAAACCAAAAATGATAAATTTTTAGATTACGGTGATTTTAAGCGGTTAATGGAATTAGCTGAAAAAGGAATTGACCCACACTACGCATCGCCAATTATGGTTGTGGTAGCTGGTGCTACAGGTATGCGTTTTGCAGAATTATTAGGTGCAACTTGGAACGATATAAATTTCGAAGATGAAATAATTGATATTCATAAAACATGGAATTACAAAATGAATTGCTGGGGAAAAACTAAAAACGAAAGTTCTGTACGTAAAATAAAAATTGATTTTCATACTGCTCAATTACTAAAAAAATACAAGAAAGCTCAAAAAGAATTGTTTGATAAATTAGAGGTACAAAACCCTGAACAATTTATCTTTTACAATTCTCAAAACGGGCTTATTTCTAATAACGCAGTAACTAAATACTTGAGAAAAAAACTATCTGAAATAGGTGTAACAAAAAAATTCACCTTACACGGTTTACGTCATACGCATGCTTCAGTTCTCTTGTATCAAGGCTGTGATACTATTTATGTTTCTAAAAGGCTAGGGCATTCAAGTTTAGATACAACGATAACTACTTACTTACACATTATAAAAGAGCTAGATAACAAGAATGATGAAATGATTGATTCTGTATTCGATAAAATCTATAAAAGTAATTAA